TGGATGGAGTGCAGCATATTGACCTGACCCGATGCAAGAAAACAGTTCAACTCTTTGACATGTACTATGACAAGTATGGTCCTGGTGCAGTTCAGAGAATTGAATTTGGATACGGACAAGTCAATCCCAAGTTGTGGGGATATAAAAAACCTGATGACAAGAAGAAGAAATGAGTGAAGGATTCAAAGGTTTCGCTGATGATTCAACAAAGGATGGCAACATCCGATTCAATATCAATGCAGACGAAATCGATAACATTATTAAGAGTTACAAAAAATTGAAGAAATATCAGAAGTCTTCAATGCACGAAATTGAAAAACTGTCAGGAAACAAAACCAGCATCGACAAACTAGTTGATGAGTATGGTATGGATTCCGAAGCATTTGAATAGGTGCGTTGACAGATCTTTTAAATAGTACTATGATCTCAACATATAATTTCTAATCATGTATAAACCATACTCGCCAGAGTGGCACAGATATAGGTATCTGAAAGAGGCCATTGACCAATACTTAGATGATTATGTTGACAATGATGTCATTCGCGATGACATTCTAAGTATTCTTGGTGATAGATCTGAAGCAGCATATGCTGAATTCAACAAGACTTCAGAATTAGAATCAAAACTTCGCAAGAATTAAAACATGCTATCTACCCAATATAGACTCCGTTTAGAGTCCATTTGTCGGTGCATCGCAAACAAAGAAGAGGTCCCACTAGAGGACATGATCTGGGCAGAGAAACTTGCTAAAGCACATACGCTTGCAAGAGACTGGTTGCAGAAGGCCAGACGCCAAGCATCCCAGGATATTCAAGAGGGTAGTATGGAGGATTTTATGAATAAGATGGGACTAGGAGACCCCGACCCATCTAATTACAAAACGGGGTTTGATGGTGCAGATGAGATTGTAGATTGGTTCAAACAAGATAAACCTGATGACTGGAGGCAACGTGACTAAATTTTTGATGTTTACAAAAGAATCTTGCGGTCCTTGTGGTCTAGTCAAGAAGTATATTACTGCTCTCAAAGATCCCCGCGAGAGTGTTATTGAAGAGGTCTATCTTGAAGACGTAAGTGATGTACCTATTTCTGAGGAGAATCTTACTCTCGCTAAGAAGTATGGTGTGACTGCTACTCCTGTTCTTGTCATTGCTGATGAGAATGGAGAACTATTAGAAACTTATATTGGTGGTCTGCCCATCACTCAAAACATTCGTAAGGTGTGGGATAAGTATGAAGTTTGAAGAGATTACACCTGAGACTTACGAAAAGATGAACGAAGAGTTTGAGGAGGAAGGTCTTGCCTTCCGAATTATTGTTCCAACACAAGAAGAAATCGACAATTGGAGGAAACGTGATTGACAACACATGCGTAGTTTACACAAACGGATCTCAAGAATGTGAGAGAGTATGTGCTCTACTTGAGCACATGGGAAGTAAATACCATGAATACCAACTCAACAAACACTTTACACAGAGAGCGTTTGAGGCAGAGTTTGGAGAGGGTGCTGAGTATCCTCAAGTTGCAATCGGTGCCAAGCACATTGGTAGTTTGAAAGAGACCCTTCACTATATGGATGAGAAGGGTATGTTTTTGTAAACGGTATCACGTTATACAAAACTACTTGACTATATAATATATGAGGTCTATAATAGACCTGTCGTTCATCCCCCGAAAGGAGGACGCAAGTAAGTCGCGGAACGGAGCGTTCATCCCATGTTTGAATTTTTACTTTCTTCAACCCTTGCCTGTGAGGATGCTCATGCTGTGGTTCTTCGGATCCAAAAGCATGAGAATCTGAACGCAGAGTGGAAGATTGAACTAATTGAAACCATTCAGGACTATACTTCTGAATGTCCATGGGACGCAAACGACTGAAGGAACGGGGCGTAAATCCCATACTTCAGGAGTAAACTCATGAACACACTCAACCTCATCAAAAAGCAGATCGAAAAGGCTGCTGCACTTCACGACGCTCAGATCTCTCACACCTCTTATCGTGGTGTTGAGTATGATACTCGTTGTGTAGAGAGTAAGGAAACCCACGGTACATTCTGCTATCGCG